GACGGCTGAACAAAGAGAGGTTACAATGAAGGCTCTTTCTCCTAGTTGCTTGTAGCGACTTTAGACCACTAACGCAGTGGTCTTTTTTTAGGTAAACACAATGGCAACCATCAAACGAGGCAAAGAAACGTTTAAAGGGTACAACGAGCCAAAGCGCACGCCAAGCCATCCAGAAAAAAGCCATGCGGTTCTTGCAAAGTCTGGCGGCGATGTGAAGCTAATCCGCTTTGGTCAGCAAGGTGTAAGCGGGTCACCTAAGCGGGAAGGTGAGTCAAAAGCGGACGAGGCAAGGCGTGCGTCGTTTAAGGCTAGGCACGCTGACAATATTGCAAAGGGCAAAATGAGCGCAGCATATTGGGCGGACAAAGTTAAATGGTGATAAGATAGCTTCGCTTGGGCGTAACCTTGTGGGTTAAGTCCGTAAGTGCAAATTTTTACCTTGTGGGTCAAAATGGCAAAACAGCAAATCGAACAAGTCTCTATTGAGGCGCTGATTCCCTACGCACGGAACAGTCGCACGCACTCAGACGCGCAAGTCGCACAGATAGCCGCAAGCATACGCGAGTTCGGCTTCACAAACCCTATATTGATAGACGCAGAAGGCGGCATCATTGCTGGCCACGGCCGTACTATGGCCGCACGCAAGTTGGGGCTGGACGAAGTGCCATGCATACGGCTAAGAAACCTTACGGACGCGCAAAAGAAAGCCTACATCATTGCCGACAACAAGCTGGCGCTGAACGCTGGGTGGGACAAAGATTTACTGCGGTTAGAGCTAGTGGATTTGCAGGAATTAGACTTTGACCTAGAACTTACTGGCTTTTTAACTGGTGAACTAACAGACGCTATGTTTGGCGAAGAATTATCGCAAGATTCGCCAGATGATTTTAAAGAAGTAGGTGAATCAGATATGAAGCATACTTGTCCTCGTTGTTCGTTTGAATTTGATGATTAAGTACAAGATTGCGACAGTAGCAGAAATTAAGCAAGCCGCAGCTACCAGCAAGCCAAAATTTGAAGCGGTGAGTTTATTTGCAGGTGGCGGCGGTTCGTCTACTGGATACCGCATGGCTGGCGGGAAAATACTTGCAATTAACGAGTTTATCCCAGCCGCAATTGATACTTATAGAGCAAACTGGCCTGATACGACTATATTGCCTGGCGATGTTCGCAAGCTAACTTCAGAGCATATATTAGAGGCGATTGGCAAATCAGAGGGGGAGTTAGACCTATTAGATGGCTCGCCGCCCTGCTCTGCATTTTCTACAGCAGGAGCAAAAGAAAAAAACTGGGGAAAAACTAAAAAATACTCTGATGCAGAGCAATCTAATGTTGAGGACTTATTCTTTGAATACATACGCATTTTACGAGGAATAAAACCCAAGGTTTTTGTTGCAGAAAATGTTGCTGGTCTAGCAAAAGGGGCTGCAAAAGGTTATTTGAACGAAATAATTAGAGGTTTGAGAGATAGCGGTTATGAAGTCGCCTGCAAAGTTTTAGACGCTAAATGGCTTAACGTGCCTCAATCTAGGAATAGAATAATATTTGTTGGCATAAGAAACGATATTTTTAAGTCTGATTGGCGCGGCTTATTGCATCCAAAACCGCAAAAAAGTTGCGTTTCGCTTGAAAGCGCTTTTAACGGTTTAGTACTTACACATGACGACGTAAAAGAAACATCGTTAAAAAAATTTGCGGTATATGAACTATTAAAAAATATGGATGTTGGCACAACGCACAAAAAGGCTTTTACTTTAACCAAAAATAGCCCATACAAACCAAGCGCCTGCATAACCGCAACGACTGCAAAAATTGGTGCTCGCGAAACATATCATTGGGACAACAGAGCGCATACTGTCTCAGAGATTAAACGCATTATGTCCGTGCCAGATGATTACGTTTTAACTGGCCAATATAAACAGCAAGTTGAGCGCCTAGGGCGCATGGTGGCTCCGCACATGATGAAGGCCGTCGCTGAAAATTTATATAACCTAGGAGTATTCAATGAAAGATATACCTAACGACTGGACATTTAAATCTTCCAGTGTAGCGGACCAATTTGACCAGCACGTTAGAGAGCAATTGCCGTGGTATGAGTTAGCTAGCGGCTTAACTGCACACGTTATTCGACACTACTTACCTGAAAACGGCTTAATTTATGATATTGGCGCATCTACTGGGAATATAGAAAGGTCAATCGCTGATATTTTAAAAAGTAGAAATGCAACACTTATTCCTATTGACAATAGTGAGGCTATGGCCAGCATTTATGCTGGGGAAAGTACGCTTGAGGTGGCGGACGCAGCGACCTATGATTACCAGCCGTTTGACGTAGCGACTTTGTTTTTAGTATTGCAGTTTATGAGTATCACAGACCGCAAGCAACTTGTAAAAACATTGTTAAGTAAGGTTCGTGATGGCGGCGCAATTATAGTGTTTGATAAGATAATCATAGAGGGTGGCTATGCTGCTACGGTTATGCGTAGAGCGACTATGGCTGGCAAGCTGGCAAGCGGCGCACCAACCTCAGAGATTGTCGCAAAAGAGTTAAGCATAGGGGGAATACAAAGACCTATTCCTGAAACATACTTTACGTTTTATATGCCAAACGCTATTGAGATATTCCGCTTTGGAGAGTTTGCGGGCTACCTTATTGAGAAGCCAGATAATGGCTAAGATAGGAAACCAAGGCGATGGTGGAGGCCGCCCAATAGTAGTGTTCGATGCCGCACAGGTGGCGCAGGTAGAGGCGCTTGCCGCCGTATTATCTAAAGGACAAATGGCTGATTACTTCAGCATTAGCGAAACAACTTTGCGCGAGGTAGAGAGCCGGCAGCCCGAGGTTTTTGATGCGTATAAAAGAGGCAAGGCTAAAGCCATTGGTAATGTCGCCAAGAACCTTATTAGTCAAGCGCAGGCAGGTAACATATCGGCGGCTATCTTTTACTTAAAGACGCAAGCAGGCTGGAAAGAGGATAAAGAGCAAACAGACACGCGCCCAACGGTTAACATCAACTATATAACACCAAGTGGCGACAATAAACCCAACTAGACCACAGCACGAATACATTACAGCGACAAAGCGATTTCCCGCGTTTGTAGCTGGGTTTGGTGCAGGTAAGACTGAAGCGGCTGTTTTGCGGTCAATATTGGGTTTGTTGCGTAACCCTGGGTGCAATAGAGGTTTCTACGAGCCGACCTATGACTTGATTCGCATGATTGCCTTCCCAAGGTTCGAGGCAACGCTGAACGAACTAGGCATTGCTTACACGTTGATAAAGTCGCCAAGCAACTACATAGACATACACGGCTACGGGTATATCTACTTTCGATCTATGGACAACCCAAGCCGAATTGTGGGCTATGAACACGCAGACGCTGATGTAGACGAGCTGGACACGCTAAAGAAAGACGACGCGGCTTATGTGTGGCGGCAAATCCTAGCCCGTAACCGGCAAAAGAAACAAAGCGGTGAGACGAATACAGTAGGGGTTACGACTACGCCAGAGGGTTTTAGGTTTGTATATGAGACTTGGAAGAAGACGCCAAAGCCTGATTACCAAATAATCCAAGCGCCAACCGAGTCAAATCCGCACCTGCCGCCCGATTACATTAGCGGGCTGCGCGAGATATACCCAGAGCATTTATTAGCCGCTTACCTTGATGGTAGTTTCGTTAACTTAAACAGTGGCACAGTCTACGCCAGCTATAACCGCACGGCACATAATACAAACGAGGCTATACGCAAAGACGAAAAGGGCGCGGAACCATTGTTTATCGGGTGTGACTTTAACGTAACTAAGCAAGCGGCTACCGTGTATGTACGCAGAGACGGTGGCAGCCAATGGCACGCTGTAGATGAGTTGGTCAATATGTACGATACGCCAGAGATGATACGAATCATTAAAGAGCGTTACGACGGCCACAAGATTTACATATACCCAGACGCAAGCGGGAAGGCTCGCAAGACGGTTAACGCCTCGTTGTCTGATATATCCTTGTTAGAGTCTGCCGGATTCACTGTTAGGGTAAATAGCAAAAACCCAAGCGTTAGGGATAGAATCATGGCTACGAACGCGGCA